ACTAAAAAATTATTTCTTTGTACCACCGAAGGTTACACGAGATTGCCTGTCAACATTGATAGGCATTCTACTATCCTGCTCCTTCATAAGATCGTTATTTACTGCATCGCTTCGTTCTTTATGACGATTAGTCATATAGTCCTGTCTTTGCTGCGCGATCTCGATCGGTACCTTTGCAAGTAAAAGGCCACCAACTCCGATAACCCCCTTGTATTTCCCGTCTTCGAGAATTGGATAGTCACCTGCATTTTCGACTTCTTCGGCACGAACTAATTCATAACCTTCTCTTAATCGTCCAGTTATGTTTTTCGTATCTTGGAAACCGACTACCTCGGCTCTTATCCATCTGTACCTGAATCCATCAGGTGCAGGGGGTGCATCTAAAGATGATGGTGGAACCCAAACCTTTGGTCTTTCAGATTTAGACCTAGATTGGTTCGCACGAGAAGTTTTGTTTATTTTATTTTCCATATGCTTATACCTCCTTCGTGATTTTCAATTGTTTCGCATATTCTTCGAGTGGCACACCTAATTTTTTAGCTATTGCTACCTGTGATGATGTGAGTTTCACAGTTTTTGTGCCCGGCCTAACTACTCGTCTAGCCGAAGCTACAGTTTGCGTCGGTCTAGCCGACGTATTACTGTCCTTTATATCAAATTTATTTGGGAACTCAAGTCTTATTCTTTTATCGACTTCCGCATAATATTCATCTGATTTTGGGTCAAACCCTTCCTTTTCAACTAGATCTTTGTGGATCTCAAAAGCCGTAAAAGTCATTGGTCTATCTTGTCCAAACCATGTATTTTTAGCAGCCCATGTTTCCGCTCTAGGATCTGGGTTAGGTAGTTCTGATGGAGTTTCTCTAGGAAGATTAACTTCGTCTTCTAATTTGACTGGTTTTTCTTCAGCTGGAGCTGTTTCCTTCATGACATTTAGTCTAGCTTCATCAATAGATAGTGCAGCAATTCTCTTTTGAGCATTGACTTGTGCAGTAGCATCACCAGATTCTATCGCTGAAGATAGTTCTTTTTGTGCTGACTCCATTCCATCTTTAACTCTTTTTTCGAATTGAGACACATAGTCTTTATTAACTTGTCCAAACTTAGAGTCCAAAGTTTTTCTTTTGCTTTCAACCGCTCTTGCATAATCCAACGCGGCCTTCTCTCTCCGCTCTGCTTCACGCATTTTACGAGTTAATTTAGCAATTCTTGATTGAACTCCTTTACTATAGTCTTCTAATTTTTCTTCGTCTTTTTTTACTTCGGGTTCTGATCCTTCACTTAATTCTTCTTTAGGCTCTTCTTTTACTTCTTCTTGTTTCGTTTCTACTACTTCTTCTTGTTTCGGCGCTTCGGTATTAACTACCGACTCGTCTTTTTTTTCTTCAACATTGATCTCGGCACCTGGGCCTGATGTATCAATGTCAACCATTTTCTGTTCTTCAGTTGGCATAGTTTGCTCCTTCTATGTTAGTATTCATGCAAGATATCCTCTGGATTCTTGACGGTTGCTAAAACTTCGTCGTCGTTTAGCAGACGTATCTCTCC